GGATCCGATCTGCCAGCCCCACAGGGCACCCTGCGGACCACCAAAATAGAAGCCGACCGCCGCACCGATGACGGGTAACGCTACACGTGCCATGGTCGGTAGACCGCCTCCACGCAATCGAGGTACGGCCCACTCAGGGCATGCTCGACCACCCCATCAAGATTGTGGACGTGGATCATGCCAAGTCCGGTTGGATGATCGGTGATGATAGCCACATGCGAGGGCTCACCTTTTCCCCAGCGGATCAGTGCAACGTCCCCGGGACGCCAATCATCGACGGGATCGCCAAAGCGATCCTGCAGACCTCGGCGCAACAAATCGTCCCACGGCTCGCGGCCGTAGATTGTCGGCACATCGATTGGCAAGCCGACGGCATCTGCCGAAACGACCAGCAGACCGAGACAGTCAAGCGCCCATGGTTTGCGGCCGCGATGTCGCCAGCGCACGCCCAGGTGCGCCCGAGCCGCCGCAATGAAAAATTCCGCGCTCACTCATCCACCCCGTAGAATCCACCGGCGCCGGGCAATTGACCGCCGGGCACCTGCAGAGCCGTTGCATCGCCAACGGGGATATGCGGCTCACCTTTGAAGTTCTCGCCGTTAGCCCACGTATCAATGCAATCCTCTGTGTACCGCTTCCGACAGTCCGGTCGGATCTGATACTCATCGCCGATCTGGATGGGATAAGGTACCGGCTCGTTGAGCGTGACCTCGCCGGATGCGAATGCCTCGATGGAATACTGGCTGCCAATGTTGTCACCGGTCAGCCACTCCAGTACACCTGGCACGGGCGTAACCGGCCAGTTGCTCGACGTGGTGAGATCGCCAGTCATGTTGCGATCTGATTCCAGACCGATCTCGGTCACCTCGCCCGTATCCCACAGACCGCTAACGTCCACGCCACAGCCATCGTGTGACGCGGCCGGAGATCCAAACTTGGCACGGCACAACCGACTCCATACGTGCCCAACGGGTTGTCTGAGGCGCATTGCATAGGAGAGCAGCTCGGAGATCCAGACGAGCCCGTGCTGTGTCCGCACCTCACCGAGATCTCCGGCATCGAGGACCAGATGCTCTTGCCCAAGATCGAGGTAGTTGACCAGGTACGCCGCCCACCGGGCATCATCGAGTTGTCCAGCCTCAACCATCTGCTCGGTAATGCCGGGGATGTCGTCGGAGATGAGCGCGCTGGCCTCGGCATTCTCGACTGTGAACCCGATGTCTGTGGCGATCATCGACGGGTCAAACCCGTTGGTGGCCACGTACGTAACCACACCGGTTTCGCCGTCGTCGAACACTACATCGCGGTCGAGCGAGGTGAGGCCAAAGATGTCCCCGTTGCGCAGGGTGACCTTGAGCAACATGCAGGTGGTGGTTGAGTGGCCGTCGAGGTGGGATTGCAGTGCGGGAGGAACGGACCTCATACCGAGATGTCCTCGATCAGTCCGACATCGGCAGTCAAAAACAATCCAGCAGGTCCACGATTGTTTGCGGCGAACATCAACTCGTCAGACTCGAACATCACAGGCACATCGAACTCCCCGGACCATCTCACCACGGCAGCAGCAGTCGTGGTGAAAGTGGCGATGCCTGTGGTGTAGTCGACCGTGGCCGCGAGCGGTGCGGCATCGGCAGTGAGCGTGACAGTTCCGGAGACCGGCTTACGGATGATGCGTACGAGGGATTGATCGCCGAAGGTGTAGGTCTTGGTCAGTTGCACTACCTGGCCAGCACCGGTGCCAGTCGCAAACTCCTCGTCAGTGGCTTCGAAGTCGGACCAGTCTTTGAGTCGGAATGAGTGCAGACCACCACGAGCGGCATTGAATGCGCCGATGACGTCTTCGTGGCTTACAAGTTGCAGGTTGTTGTAGAGCAGGAGGAATCGATAGAGCGGCTGCGAACGGCGCGCCTTACGACGCACCACCCCGGAGCGTAGGGGCACCCGCAAGGTTGCCCAGGTTGGGCCGCCTTGAGTTCCGTAGGCAACGCAGTCTAGAAGCCGTGTCTCGATGAAGGCCATCAGCCAATCCTCGACATGGACACACGCTGCCGGCGTGCGGCCTCGATCTGAATCTGGGAAGCAGTGCGCTGATCAACACGCCCCTGCACATTGATCACCTGGCTGACATTGACCCCACCGAACTGGCCAGAAGGCGTGATCTGGCCAGCGCCTGGTGGTGAGAAAAGCTCCGGGCCGCGTTCACCGACCAGGTAGGTCATGCCGGGGCTCACCGGGCCACCCATTGCCCGCTTACCGCCAAACGCACTGAGAAAACCGCCGATCAGACCCCCAGTGGAATCACCTGACGCCCCACCGAAGAGGGCCTCAAGTGCCTTCTGCGCCAGCAGCTCCGCGACCATCCGGTTGATCACCTGGATGAATCCTTCAAGCATGCCTTTCACACCCTTGTCGAATGGATCAAACAGGAAGTCGGCGAAGGCACTTTGCATGCTCTCTGCCGCTGCGCGGCCGAACTCCGAAAGCTCGTCGACGCCTTCCTGCAATCCCTTAAGCTGCTCGTCAGTCTGCTCGATCAACCGCCTGGAAAGATCTTCCTGAAGCGCGGACCCGGCTACGGTGTTCTGCCGAATGATTTCCAGACGACGATCGTAGCTCTCACGAATCGCTTCTTCTTCCGTGCGAAGCCCCTCGAAAACTGACTTAAAGCGCTGCTGCTGCTCTTCTTCCCGGTTTATCGAATCGTCCAGGTCTTTCAACGCCTGCTGTCGGCGAGCCTCGGATTCTTCGAACGAACTGATCGTGTCGAGGGCGGCCTGTGCCAATTCGCGCTGTTGTCCGGTCGCCCCGGAGGTATCGAGTTGGTACTGTCGAAGCTCTGCGGATGTGAACCCGAGCTGTGCTGCCTGCTCCTGAAGGGAGGTGACCAGCGCCTGTATCTCTTTGGCATGTGCCGCCGCTGCCTCTGCTGCAGCTCTGGCGGCTTCTTCTGCCGCTCGCGCCGCAGCTGCTTCCGCAAGTAACGAAGTCTGATCGACTCTTGGCGATGGGCTGGATTGCGCCGCAAGTTTTGTATCGACCTGGCGACTTTCCGCCACCGCAATCAATGCCTCGTAACGCTTGATCTCCTGCTTCAGTTCGTCGATCTGCCTCAACGCGGATGATCGTCTTGGACTTTGGGCATTGGAGTTTGCCGCTTGGCTCTCAAACTTGGCGATACTCGCCTGCAACTCCTTGATGCGTCCGAGCAGCCTTGGAATGTCATCGTTAGAGATGCCGCCGAAGCGCGCCGCAATTTCTTCGCCCACGAACTTCGCAAAGGATGTAATGGCCGGCAGTGCTCGGGCAGCGGCCGTTGAGACATCAACCAAGCCGGCAACCATCACACCGAAAGCTTCCTTGACCCGTGGGTCTGAAAGCGTCTCGATCAGGTCTTCAATCGATTCGTTCGCTGCGACCAGTCCACGTTCGTCAGTCAGCAAACTGTCTGTAGTATTCTTCAACGCGATGAGCGCGCCGCCGAACGTGTCGCGAGCAGCCTTGGCTGCGCCACCATAAGACTCCTGTAACGCATCGAGAATGAGACCCTGCGCCTCGGCAGTGCGCCCCGTGCTTTCGAGGAACACTGCCAGTGCCTTCTGTTCTTCAGTGAACTTGAATCCTTGACGACTCAACGCAGCAAGTCCCTTTGACGGGACATCCAGCGCACGGCCTATCGTCTCGGCTGCTGACGATACGCTCGTGCCCATGCGCGCCGCCATGTCGATAGCGGCCTGCATTGCCCTGGGGAACTGATCACCGACGATGCCAGTGAACGCAAGCAAGGCCGTCTGCGCCTGGTTGATTTCACCAGCAGAGAATGTCGTAACTCGCTCGATCTGCGCGGCCATCTGATTCATCTGATCGCGGTTGAATCCAGCTGCCTGGGCAGTCGATTCCAGTACCGCTGTCAGTTGCGCCTGTTCGTCCTGGAACTGCCGAGTCTCTTCGATCACCTTGCGAAAGACAGCACCCACTGCAAGCGCAGACACGAATGCCTTCACCGCCGTTGACGCGCGCTTCAACGATCGCTCGATCGCCTTCCCGCGCTTGTCAGCCTCACGCTCGGCTTTGGTCATTCCCTCTGTGAATCCGGCAACTTTTGCGATCAGATCAATCGTCAACCGACCGAGCGACCTACTTGCCATGTTTTTTGTTCCTGGTGGCGGCTTGCATCATCGCGAAGACCTCTTCAATGCGAGCGGGCGCCGGCTGAAAGTGGGGCATGAAGTCAGTCACCTTCGCCTTGCCACCCAGGGCACGATTGATCTGAGCGGCGAGCATCGCGAACCCCTGTTCCAGACGAGGGCCGATGTTCAAAAGTCCGTACTTTCTCATATACGCCTGCCAGGCCATCGCCTCATGGAGTGACATGCGATGTTTGGCCTCGTGAATCGTTCTGCCGCCGACGCCGGCCAGCACGAGTTCGTGCCAGAATTCATCGGCGGCCGTTATTTTTTTTCGGGGGCCAGAGCAGAGTTGACCTCTACCACGGCATCGAAGAGCGCCTTGCCAATCGGTTTGGGGAGGCGGAATGCCATGTCATAGGACATCTCCTCCCCTCCCTCCCAAACGACGCACTCGGCGATCAGCTGAGCACCGAAGCTCTTACTGTGCTCAGCTTCACGCCCGATCATCTCGAACGCGCCATAAGACAATCGTCGGATCTCGACGGTGCCTTCATAGTCGACAAGCTCACCGGCCGCATCCGTCATGGCCCATCGAACGGCTTTCTCGACGAGATCGTCCGGGACAAACTGGAGTTCAGAAAGCTTCATCAGCTGCCCACCGGGACCAATGTGATTGCACCGGACACCTGCACAGCGACGTTCGATGCCACCACCGCATCGATCGCGAAGGAGAACGGGAATGCGTTGATGAAACCCTCAAAGAACAGCCAGGATCGCAATGCATCCGCCACAAAGGCGCCCGCGGAGTCGATGGTCGGCTCGGTGCCGGGCGATTCTGACCAGCCGACAGCCCACTTGAGCGTTTCTCCGGCCTGTTTCAATTCAAGCAGCCGAAGATGATTCGCATTCGATGGATCGGTCGACAACCCGAACGTCATGGTGCCGGGATTTTCCATCCCGGCCATGAACTCGCGGGCCTGGCTGTTCAGGCACGATATGTCGATGCTGGACGGCGTGGTGTCGATCCCGTCGATGGACGTGACGCAGCCCACGTCGATCAGGCTGTCGTCCAATGGGTCGATCACATAGAGATCGGTGCCCTGAGTCTTTACAGGCATGTCATATCCTCGGTCTGTGGTAATGCCCGCGGTGCGGGGCTTTAACGAATGACGTGAAAGCTCACGTCAAAACTGTATGAGTAGTGCAGGGTCTCGGCATCTCGCCCCTCGCCCCGCCAGGACGTCACATAGGCTTGAGGTTCGACCGCATCGCGGAGCGCGGCAGCGAGCTGACGCGCAACCGCGCCCGTCGACGCATAGACATCGATCTGGATGCCGAACCTGTCAACGTCTGGAGTGTCATTCAGATAATTCTCTGGCTCGCCAGTGACCGTCTGCCACACTGCATACGGCAGTACTGGCTGCTGTGGAGCCTGACCGAATGGATAGAACCGGACGGGAGCGGTGCCAAGCAGACTCGTGACCGCGCTAGAATCCGCGACGATCTCGAATACAGGAGGAAACATCAGAGCTTCCTGATTTCGGCGTCGAGCCGCTTGTTCAACTCCGTGGAAAACGCCTCCACCGCGTGATCAGCATTCTCGATGGCGGGGCGTATGAACGGCTGTGCCCGGGAGCGCTTTGTTCCGAACTCAAGGAATCGCCAATAGAACGTATCACCACCCGGGTTACCCTTGCCGCGGCCCTCGATCTCCCCGAGGTCGGCAAGAGAACTCTGGCCCAGTCGAGTGCGACGGCGTGCAGTCTTCGCCGCCTGCTTCGATCCGGAGGGCGCTCGAGCACCGCCAAGCACACCGACGCGAGCCATCGTGTCTCCGGTCTGACGGAAATATCGAGGAGACATTGCGGTAACAATGTTCTGAGCGATCTCTTCCTTGGTGGCAGGGTCGTTGACACGGGAGGCGTTCTCGCGGGCGATGTCGCGCAAGACATTGGCGGCTTTTCTCGTTGCGAAGTTGACGCTTTTTATCTGCACGGTTTTGCTGAGTTGCTGCATGCGTGCTTTAAGCTCGTCGAGTCCTTTCAAATCAACATCAAATTCCACAGGCTACCCTCAGCAGTAGTGATCTAGGATCCACGGCGCGACGCGCGTTGCGGCCGCCTCCCATGGATCTGGCTTGCCGTGGAACATCACGACGCGGGCACCGCTCGGCAAGCGGCCTCGCGGTTGACGTGCACAATCGCGTTTGAAACCGAGGACGCCATCTTTCGCGGTCCACGTCGCTTCGTCTGGTTTAAGGATGAATTCCATCCAGGCCTGGTCAGAGCCCTTGTGCCCGGCCCGATGGGTCTGTTGTGGTGAGGCCCGTGGATCGAACTCGGACCAGACCTTGGAACGGCAGCCAGCAGTCATGAGCCACATGGAACCGTTGTATCGGTATCCCTTCGTCAGGGGATCCCAGACCACGAAATCCTCAGATCGATCGAACAACGGCTCTAGCGATCCGGTTATCACAGTGTCCAGGTCGAGACTCACGAACCGTCGGCCGGCAATGGCCTCGAACTCGGGCGAAAAAGCGCGCAGACGCCGGTAGCAGCTCGGACCCATCGGCCAGGTCGGATTCGGGATGTCAGCCCAGTCATTCCACAGCGGCACGACATCGATACCAGAATCGATGCCAACAGGATCGTCGGTGATGCAGATGAACCGGTGGGGCGCAGAGTAGTGTCTGGCCACCATGTTTCTCATCGTGTTGACGTGATGAGCTGTGAACATCGATCGGTAACCCGGCTTTTCCCACTTCCAGACAACAACACTGTCAATCACAAAGATTCACCGTACAGAACTTGCCGGGCCTCGCGCTCTTCGCGGTACGCCTTCCTGCAGTGCTGGTATTCCCAGAACACGATGCAGTCGACCACTGGCATCACGAAGGTAGCAAAGCGGTGGCGTCTGCCTTCCTCAGTCGAATGCCAACGACCTATCAACCCAGAAAACGTCTCGCGCCGCAGAATCCACGGCGCGAACAGAACCGCAGCAATCAACATATTTACGGCGATCACCACAGCTGCCAGGCGAGCCAGCAGGATTACCCCCACGCGCCGCGCTGGAACTCCTCGAACATCACGTCGAACATCTCGATCCACAGTCGTTCCGTCCTGAATATCGGTCCCTCGTTGCATTTTCCCGGCGACGGCCAAGGCCACGCGAGTGATGTCTCGAGCAGTTTCCA